GTATACTAATGATGGGCGACAGGCCGCAAGGTGTGGCAGGGGACTGTAACTCCCTCGCGGAGACGCACGCAGCGGAAGTTGTTGAAAACATTAGTATATCTGGGACACTAGCCTTCACAAAGTGAATGGGAGTTCCAAAGATGACAAATGAAAACGCACGCAAATCAACCGTTACGCTAGCTGACTTTGTCGCCAAGCACTCTAGGATCATCTGGGGCGGTGGCGCACATGAAAAGAAGTCCCTTGCAAAGATGGCAAGGTTTTGCTCATTCTTTGGTGATAGTATAACATTGCTTGACTCTTTCAGATCTGAGCATCTTTATGAGTTCATGTCCCACATTGAGACGACGCCAACGGCGCGAAAGCCCAACGGGTGTTCACCAGCAACGACGAATCGGTACGTTGCTTGTTTGTCGTCGGTATTTAAACATGCCGAGGAAATGGGTCTTATACAACAGGCACCCCGCGTCAAGTTCCGCAAGATCAGCAAGCATGAGCAACACAAGCGTCGTTTCCTGAGTGACCGCGAGTTGGATGCTCTGCTAAAGTTCTTAGATTGGCCGAGAGAGTTGTGCAGAGGGACGAACAACCTGCCAGAAGACTACCGCTTTGTGCGAGAGTTTGTCATCATAGGCATCAACACAGGCATGAGACTAGGCGAGATACGCAGCTTGGACCCCGACAACATCGAACACGATGAGAATGGCGCGTGGCTGGTGCTAGAGCAAACCAAGAACGGCGATGACCGGCGTGTGCCTGCCAACGAGGCGGTGCTTGAGGCTTTAGCAAAGCTCGACAATCGCCCTGCTTTGCACTTCCGCGAACATCCTTTCTATGACGCTATGAGGGCCGCACGTCAGGCCATAGCACCAAACGATGAGACATTTGTCTTTCACAGCCTGCGCCACACTGCGGCGTCCACGATGGCAAACGACCTACAGATCAACACAATATTAATCGCACGTCTCCTAGGGCATAAGTCGCTCAAAACCACAGAGGGTTACGTGCATATCAAGGGAGACGCGGCGGCTGATGTCGGGGCTCAATTAGGCAGAAGGTTTAGCAATAGCAGAAACACACAAAACGGGAGATAGTATCATGGTTAAGCATAACGATTACAACAGGACCGGCGACACAAATCACCAAGGATGGTCAAAGGACGTCAAAGCTTGGGATAAGGCGAACATTGTAGCACCGGCTCACGAGGGGGACGTTGTAACAGGCAGCGTCGGCGTGGCACCCGTCTCATCGTGGGCTAACCCGAGCAAAGCCCCACCAGCCTCTCTCTTCGATATCCAAGTTGCGCGTGAACAACAGATGGCCGACGAAGGCCACGACAGATACATCCAGAGGCAGGCATCACAGGCAGGAGCAAAGTACGACCAAGACGGCAACATTACAGGTGTCGCATCGTACAGCAAAGCTAACGAACCCCACAAGCTAATCGAAGGCGTTGTCGGCCACGTCGGCCAAGCGATCCAAGACAGCTTGCGTCAGGCTGTTGCAGGCGCAGGCGCACCTCCGTTGTGGGTCAAGATAGCCAAAGACATCAACGCACCTGAGACGCTGGCGTTCATAGGTTTGTCTACCATGATGGACGCGGTCGGCAGTCAGGGCAGCTTGACCAGTGGCATAGACTCGATTGGCTTCCGCATATCCAAAGCTATCGAGCACCAAGCGTGGTGGGCTGAGTTCCTTGCCTTTGACAAGGTCATGGCGAAGCGGGTCGAGGCGCAAGTGACCAAGGCTCACAGCGCACTGAGATATCGCCAGAAAGCTATACGTCACATTGCCACTAAAGAGGGCTACAGACCTTCGTCTACGCTAGCTTCACATGCGAAGCTTCGCAAGAAAGACAGGGCTGTCATTGGCACCTTCGTCATTAACTCTGTACTGAGCAGCACTGACATATTCCAAGTCACTACTGAGTATGTGTCGGCAACGAAGTCCAAGCGGTTCATTGATCTAACTGACGAGGCTCGACAACTCTTAGAGGACAACGATATGGATGCCCGTTGGATGTCGCCTGTGTATCAGCCGATGGTCGTGCCCCCGATCCCTTGGTCTACATTTACTGATGGTGGATATCTCACGGACCTCAGTGCAGGCGGTGACATCAGTCTCGTGCGCGGTGCTACAGGCGCTCAGAGACGCGCTGTCGAGGCCGACATGGCCGCTGGTGACCCGTCATACGTGAGAGCGGTCAATGCACTGCAGGCCACGCCTCTGGCGATCAACGACACTGTGGTCGATGCGGTACAATGGTGCTGGGACGAGGCCAAGATGTTCAAGAAGTTCCCCGCTGCAGAGGCTCCCCCTAGGCCTGTACTCCCCGAAGATTACGAAGGCCTAAGCGACAAGGCCAAGTCTCAGCATCGCGCCGGTCTACGCAAGTGGCATCTTAAGCGTCGGGAGGTCGTTGCAAACCGGCACTGTATGAACAGCGACCTCAAGACTGCGCGAGACATGCAAGGTTACGATCAATTCTACACACCATGGAACATGGATTTCAGAGGTCGTATGTACATGCTGTCTACGTTTAACTATCACCGCGCTGACCACATTAAAGCAATGTTTCAGTTTGCGCGGGGCAAAGCCGTCACAGATCCGAAGTGGATCAAGGTCCACCTTGCTAACTGCGGCGACTTCGACAAGATCAGCAAGCAGTCTTTTGAAGACCGCGTGGCTTGGGTCGATGATAACCACGATCAATTGATTGCTTGCGCCAATGATTTCAAAGCCAGCTTTGGCGACTGGTCCCGAGCCGATAAGCCGTTCCAATTCTTAGCCGCTTGCGTCGCCTACGCTGAATACTGCGACCACGGCGTTGGATACGTTTGTCACTTGCCGCCAAGCCTCGATGGTACAAACAGCGGCACCCAGCACTATGCTGCCGCGACTTTGAATTCTCAAGATGGCTACCTCGTCAACCTAGTCCCAGACGACGCTTGCCAAGATGTCTATGCGGTCGTAGCCAAGGCCGTCCAAGAGCGCGTGAAGCAGGATCTGACGAGCGACAAGACGCTGCCATATGCAATTAAGACCGACAGAGATGGCAACGTGGTCGAGCGTGGCTACACTCCGACGCTTGGTGATTTAGCAAGGCTGTGGCTGGACTTTGGCATCACGCGCACGGTCTGTAAAAGGTCCACAATGACCTTTGGCTATAGCAGCAACCAAAACGGAATGTACGACCAGCTAATGGAAGATTTCATGGTCCCTCTGGAGCGCAAAGCAGCCTACCGCGAGATTAAGAAGCATCCGTTTGGCGACGACCATGTGCAGAGAGACGCTGCTCGGTACTTAGCCAACATACAGTACGAGACGATCAGGGAGACACTCAAGTCAGTCTCAGGGGCAATGGATTACCTGCGCGGCCTGTCGGAGGCCCTGAGCAAAGAGAACAAGGTCATGCGCTCGACATCAGCCAGTGGGTTCCCCGTGTTCCAGCGTTATCAAAAGACCAAGCGCATGAGGGTGCGCGTGTTCCTTTGGGACAGGGAAGCAAAGATCTACAAGCGGTCGCAGGTCACGATGGTCGAGGATAAGCACGACGAGATCGACAGTCGAAAGGCATCGAATGCGGTGTCGCCCAACCTGATCCATGCTGCTGATGCATCACACATGGCGCTGACGATCTGCGCGATGTTGGACAAAGGCATCACAGACTTCTTTATGATCCATGACTCATTCGCGACCCAAGCTGCCGACACAGACACGATGTATCACTTAGTGCGTCGTGTGTTCGTCAATATTTATGGTGGCTGTTGCTTCTTTGAACGTCTTGAGACTGAGGTGCGTGAGCAGCTTGCGAATGCTGATGCGAAGCTTAAGACGCCTATGCCTGCCAAGGGCGACCTAGACATTAACGGCGTCCTCGAAAGCCGCTACTGCTTTAGTTGAACGTTCGACAACCTTGAATTGTGGTGACCGCTACAGACAACTAAGTCTGCGAAAGGAACCCCGATCATGGGAAACACCAAAGTTAACTTCAGATCAGCCGAAGGTATCGCGAGATATCCTCGGTTGACCAAGCCTGACGATTTAGACGACAAGTTTAAGACTCAGCTAATGATGTCGCCAGAAGCTGCCAAGCCTCTGATGACTATGTGCTTAGAGGCTGGCGAAGAAGCCTTCGGTCCAAAGGGCGTCGATAAACTTAAGATGCCTTGGAAAGTTGACGAAGATACTGGCGACATCGTGTTCGTCGTTAAGACTAAGTACGAGCCGAAGTTCGTTGACGCTCAGACAACGCCAATCCACTTTGCCAATGCGCCTAAGATCTATAGCGGATCGAAGCTCAAGGTTGTCGGCACTATCGGTGACTATGAGCTTAGTAAGGTCAATCGCGGCATCAATCTTAACCTCAACAAGGTACAAATCTTGTCGCTGTCAGATGGTGACTTTGATGACGACGGTGAAGGGTTCGATGCTGTCGAAGGCGGCTACGTCGCTCCGGAGGTGTCTAAGAACGATAATGACGATCTAGGCGGCGATAGCTTGCCAGATGATGACTTCGACTACTAAGCGTCGTCGCCAGCGCGTCGGTATCAAGCATGGTTATCGAAGCGGCCTTGAAGCTAAGGTCGCCGATCAGATAACCCAAGCTGGACTGCCAGTTTTGTTCGAGACTGACAAGGTCTCTTACGTCGTACCGCAACGGGGTGCCAAGTACACTCCAGATTTCAAGCTGCCGAAGAAAGACGGCGGCTTTATCTACATCGAGACTAAAGGCATTTGGACGGTCCAAGATCGACAGAAACACCTTCTGATCAAGGATCAATCGCCTGATCTCGACATACGCTTTGTGTTCAGTAACGAGAGGGCAAAGCTCTACAAAGGTTCACCGACAACATACGCCGCCTACTGCGAAAAGCACGGGTGGAAGTATGCACATAGGTGGATTCCTGACGACTGGTTGGCCGAGTGTCAAATGCCAGCATAAGCGAGAGCAAGGGGCTGCTGGGAAACTGGTGGCCCCTTTTACTTTGTGTGGTTGGGAGACCGAGCTATGACTATTCAGCATCAGCAGCAACAACAAGAAAGTACCAGCGAGTTCGTCGCCCATGTGCCCTGCGATACCTGTGGATCTCGCGACAACGCTGCCCTCTTTGACGACGGCCACACGTACTGCTTTGGCTGCGCCGAGCACGTCCAAGGAGACGCTGAGAGGGTGTCTGTAGTGCCTTCTAAGGCCAAGGCTAGCCAACCCCTGCTCGAGGGTGACTACAGGCCTCTCAGGAAGCGTATGTTGACCGAGGAAACGTGTCGCAAGTTCGGCTACATGACTGGCAAGAACAGCCAAGGTCAGCCTGTGCAAATCGCCACGTACCGCGATAGCGCCGGTCGCCCAGCGGCGCAGAAGCTGCGTACCAAAGATAAGAACTTTAGCATCGTGGGCGATGCTGCTGCGATGACGCTGTTTGGCAGTCACTTGTGGAGCAAAGGCAAGAAGATCGTGGTCTGCGAAGGCGAGATCGACGCAATGTCAGTGTCTCAGATCCAAGGCCATCGCTGGGCGACCGTGTCAGTCAGCGGCGGGGCTCAATCAGCCAAGAAATGCTTACTTAAGTCGCTCGATTATCTCAGCAACTTCGAAGAGATCGTGCTGATGTTTGATGCCGACGAGGCTGGGCAATCA